AGTGGAAAGCAATGGAGTCACAAGTAGTTGTGGCTCTGCTGCTTCTTTAAGCGTACGCGAAAGAACTTTGGGGAAAAGTGCTGCTGCGTCTGGTGACGCAAAAGCTTCCTTAATTGTTACTCTGTTGTCTGCATCTATGTACCCGTCCTCAGTCAATACTGCTTCCCAAGCTGGGAGACCCGAGAGGAGCTCTTGGATTGTTTTGCTCATCTTAGGATTATTCCTCCTGTTAGTGTTTTTCTTTTTTTATTTTATTAAAGTGTGAGATTAACGCGGAATGCGCCAATTACGTTGGTAACATCCAAATTACTACGGATACCAAGCTTGCCAGAATAGGTACCTGAACGGGTAAGTTCAAATACGGTCTTCAAAGCACCTGGGTCCGAAGGAAGTTGCATGTAGGAAAGCAAGCCATCATCAAAGTTGGTTGCAAACTTTTCTACCTCTATGACCTTACCAACTTGAAGGTAAGGATTTGTACCACACAAGGTAGTTGTTAAGTTAACTGGACGGCCCATGTGGTCTGCTTTAATGAGCGAACCGACTGTTACGTCGTCGTTGACTGCTGTTACCATTGGATACTCTACATACCCGTGTGTAATGAATCCAGCACCTTGTGAAGTGCCTTTGTCAAATGGTCTGTAGAGGTCATACTGGGCAACGCCGATTGGTGTTGAATAAGATGCAACCGCTACTGTGTCACCTGAACGTGTAACGTTAGGTGTTGCACCTGCTAATGGATTCCAGCCCGAAATTGTATCGCCCCAAGTAACGCTTGCATCGCTACCATTGGCAGGAACTACCATTGCATCACCGCTTGCATTAGCAACGACTGACAAAATGGTTCCCTTTGGAATGACGATTTCAAAACGATCGTCTTCACTGTCTGTGTACCATGTTGGAAGACCTTGGCTTGGGAGCAAGTAAGCTGCTGGGGCAATACCCTCAGAAACTACGAAGCGACCTGATCCGGTCTTGGTTCCAACTTTACGAAATTTTGCTAAACTCATTTAATTTTCTCCTTGTATTATTATTAAAGTTTACGACGACCCATGAGAGCATCTACGAAAAGTTGCTCTGGAGTTTTTGTATCATCTTCTTGAACTAGATCTTCCTGCTTGTCTAAAGTGTAGACATTGTCTTCACCCTCAATTACAGTAAGCTCAGAGTTGATTTCTGGCATTGTTCCCTTGGCTGATTTAACCGTTGGAAGTTTTGCAAGATCTCTTAATGAATCAGCTAGTGAAGAAGCACTACGTGTTAAGTGATCTCCAATAAGTTCTTCTCTAAGTTCATGAGACTCAATTCCAGTTGCAATTTTTGTATCAACAACTCTCTCTACGAGAGTTCTATGCATTGCGCTCTTGAGTTTTTTGTTTTCTTCTTCAAGCTCTTGAAGTTTTTTTGTAGCGTCGTCAACATCTTGCTCAGAGACTACTTTTTCGTCAGTGAGATTCGTATTGGACTCTTCAGTTGCTTGAGTTTCTCCTTCAGCTGGGGCATTGGCAGAATCAACCACTTCTTCGGTAGGTACTTCTGTTTTTTCCACAGTTTCAGTAGACTCTTGCTCATCAGTAGCTTGTGCTTTCGATGAGTCTTTTGCAATTTGTGCTTCTAGTTCAGCAATTTTTTCATTTGCCTTTTTGAGAGCATCAACTGCTTGATTCTCTAAATCTTGCTCAGTCTTGACTGACTCTTCTGTTTCTGGAGCATCAGTAACTGGGGTTTCTTCAACCACTTCTTCAGTCTCTGGTGCTGTTTCTGGATCTTGTGACTCTTCAACTTTTGTATTAGAAAGTGTTGAAAGATCTTGGCTTAATTCTTCTACAGTAGCCAAAATGTCTTCGTCCTTAACGTTTTCATTCATAGTGAGATTCTCCTCGTGGACATCTTTATTATCATTCTCATGAGATAGTAATGGATCATTAGTATTAATGTAATTTTCGCTTTCCTGTATAGCCATAGCGGAAAGAAATGCACCTTTTAGATGCAAGTAAAGTGGTCTTGATTCTTTGCTTTTCAAATTAGCAAAAAGCGATTCGTTCTCTTCTACGGAGAAAATATCCTCTTTGTCCATGCTGAGAACAAAAGCTGAGCTTCTTGCTACCCACTCTGAATCAGATGTTGTTATAGCATTTGATCCTGGTGTGGCAACAGCTCTAACGCTTGACTTAGAGTCTGCTGGCTGGTTTACAAAAGAATATTCTTTAAACGATATATCTTGCATGTCGATAAATGCAAGCTTGCCCTTGTATACTTGACCTCTCTTAAAGCGAGCCATCTTTGGCTTTCCGCTTTCGTCAAGGTTAGCAAGATCATCACCACTGATTGAGCAAACTGCTTTTCCAGCTCTTCCTCCAACAGATCCTGTCAAGTATCTCTTGTCCATAACTTTTTGTACAGCTACTGGATCTGTAATAGCAATTTGCAAACGAACAAAAGATGAACCATCTTCTTCTTTGTCCATTCTTGCTGCCATAACTCTACCTATAGGTTCAGAGTTAAGATCGTGATTAAGAATGATTGGCTTGGGGTAAGGCTCTACCCAAGACTGCAAAGCTTTTTCCAAAGCCTCTGCAGAATAGTTATTATAGTTTCCGTGTTAAACCTTCATGTATGGCTGCAACCTCAATGATTAAGCCCTGATTAGAATCAGATGATTCCTTAAATGAAAAGTCCATTTTTGAAAAATCTGGAAGTTTAACTGTGAAATTTTCTATAAAATCGAAACTCATTAAGTTCTCCATATACGCATAATTCAATTGCCTGAAATATATAGTAATTTACTTTTATAACATTAAACAATTTTATATAAAGATATCATATTTTTATATAGTTTTCAAATTGTGATAAGTTCTCTTTGGTCACCCATTTGTTGGAATTGGGACAAAAGATTCTCGTGCATTATGTGAGCAGCATATATATAACTTGCACAATATAAAGAATATCCCTTTATAGCTGCGTTCTTTGACCAACCAAGGTCCTCTCCTTGAGAGTGCACCTCATAGTCAATATCATTATAAATCTGTTTAGACATCATTTTAGCTGCCATTATTATATCAGATTTAAAGTAAGTTCCCAAGGGATACTCATTTTTTCTATAGCCCCTAAACTCTTTTTTGTCTATCCAATTCATAACGCTTGGATAATTTGTATCAAAAGGAGTCATAAACATTAAAGGACTAACAGCGTCTGCTCCATTAGCAACATGTGCGATTAGTAGCTCTAATGTATTTGGGTTCTTTAATATTATATCAGAATCAAGACTAAAGTAATAATCAGGCTGAAGTTCTCTTACTCTTGAAAGAAGAGAGTTTCTAAGATTGACCATATTTTCATACTTTGAAATAGTCCATTGTCTTGAATTGTCTTCGTGATTGTAGTGAGGTATATCGTTTCGTTCCCTTATTTCAAATAAAGGAATTTCAGGATGATACTGTCTCCATAGCTTTAGCATTGCTACAGTTGCTTTATCGTCTGGTGAAGTTTCAAAAATGAAACCAATTTTACTCAGAGGAATAGATTGTCTTTCCAGTGCTGCAAACCAAATTGGTAAGATCCAATCTCTTTTATAAATTGGACATCCTATTATTAGCTTCATTATTCTACTGTTTGTTTAGAGTCTTCTTTTACTTCAGCTGTTTTTTTAGGAGATACTTTTTTATCTTCAACTTTTTCAACAGCTTCAATAACTTCTGCTATCTCAACAGCTTTTTCAACTGGAGCAGATACTGCTACTGGAACTTCTACAATAGTGTCATCTTCTGAAACTTCTTCCATAGCGTAGTCAAAAATCTCCATCATTCCGTCGATGATATCGACCAACACTTGGAGTGCCAAACGTGTTTGACCATTCTCTACTGCTATCTTAAATCCTTCGACAGCATCTTCTTTCAATAGATACTGCTTTGATATATCTGAAACTATTTTAATTGACATTTTTTTCCTCATTTACATTTTCTTGTTGTTCTTGATCTTCTTCTACTATTACTACATTATACTGCTCTTCGAGAAGATTTTCAACCATGCCAATCCAAGTAGAATCTGATCTCTTAATATTGGGTGAAGTTAGTCTACCCTGTTGATTTTGCGGTCTCATTACATTGCCTGCACCTTTTCTGTTTGATGGCATGTTTGTTTGCCCCTTTGGTGCTGGAGTTTGTTTGTCTCCATCCTTGACAACATCTTTGCTAGTTTGAAGTTTTGCTTGAGTGTCTGCTTGTGCGGCTCCGACGTCAATTTGGACCTTACCTTGTGCTGACATGAATAAATCATCATTATCAACTTCCGGATTTTCGCCCAGTTTAATTCTTGCTTCTTCCAAAGTAATAAGAGAGTTTACATACTTTTGTATTATATGTGTTTCTTTCTTGACTTGAGTGTCAACATCTATTTCGTTAAATTTAAAGTAGCATCTGTCTGATATGGATGACTCAGTTGGATTAACTAGCGGATCAAATCCACCTTCGAATAGTATTTCATTAAAAATGTTTACTCTTACCATCTCTGCAAATTGCTTTTGGAAATGCTTAATCTTATCGTATAGTGCTGTATCTAATCTCTCTGAAGCAGATCTATTGCCACCGCCCATGCTCATTCCAAGGTGGTGTGGTGCAACTCCTAGACCTACTGCAACTCTTTCCTTAAAGTGATTTAAGTAGTTTGATGCATCAAGTGCTGCATTTTGAGATCCTATGACTTCAACGTCATGTCTAAATGGAAGGATTAAACCGCCTTCAGCTCTAAGGTTCTCAATCTCTACTGCTGCTTGATCTATTTCCTCTGGCTCAGCTGGTTGATCTGCTGTTCCAATTCTATACTTATAAAGTGGGAACAGTTCTCTGTGCACTAAATTTTGAATATCTTCTTCAATCTGTCGCAATGCAACAACGTCGTCTAAAACGTTTGCCAAGAATGGAGTACCAAATATTCTTCCTGGTTTTCTATCAAAGAATAAATGTATAACACTTTCAGCTGGCCACTTAGGATCTCTGTCCGTAGGCGCATACGTCATTGGATTAGTTCTTTGCAAATATGCTTTTGGCTTATTATGCTTATCTCTTAAGATTCTTGCCTGCTCAGTTGGTATCATGCCTTAGGAAAATATTCTGCTAAATCAGCTCTAGCTTTAACTATAAATACGTTTGAAAATTTAAATAATTGATCAGATAAATCAATAAGAAAATCTAAAAACGGCCTTCTCATAGCCATTTCCATATAGTCTATTCTCTGATATAAGTAGGCTACAGCTTCTGGATTTTCTCCAACAATTTGCCAACCCTCTTTCCAAAACAGATCCTGGTATTTAGCCATGGCCTGCTTGACATACGAGTCAGTATCTATTGCCTGTATTATTCTATCAAAGTTATATGGAGAAGGTTCAAAGTTAGTTCTTCCAGTGTAATAATAATTGACGCCACGATAGCCCAAAGCAAAGGCTGCGACCCTCATTGCTTTGCTGAGTGATCCAATCTTATCTGGAGATAGCTGAGCTGATTCAAAATCAAACTCAGACAGCTCAGACTTCTGGAAGGGTAAATATTGACGTAGTGCCATAAGCTAATCAGCTCCAAATTCTAAAGATAATACTGTATAGTACAGTTTATTATACTTTAAATTCAGCTTTGTCTTTCGGACTCTTGAAATGTCTTTTTGATAATAATATCTTTAATAGCTTCAAGCCAGAAAACTGTCTCTGGTTCTGTAAAATCACTCTTGTAAGAAAGATTAGAATTAGTAATCTTAATGGTGATATTCATTTCCTTTTCAGCTACAAGAGCTTCTTCTACTTGCTCTGCCAGTTCTTCTGGTAATACTGATTTCTTTGTCATTATTTTACTCTCTTTACAGTTTCTGCGGGCATATCAAACCCGTCTGATTTGTCTTGACTTTGTTGAAGTTGCATAGTAAGCTGCTTAATTGTAGCGTCTTTAACTACGACTTCTGTTATTAGAGCTCCAATTCTTTCCTGGAAAGATTGGACTATAAGGTTGATGTCTAAATTTGATTCATTCATGGTAATTATTATACCAGACGAGATTCTAATTCATCAACTTTTGCAGAAAGTTCTTGAATA